GCTTTGTGTGGTGGGAAAATTGCGTATAGGTGCTGTTATAAGTAGTTGCGGATTATTAGTAAAAACTCCAAAATAAAAAGAAAATGATAGAAAATTTAAAAGCAAGATTTAAAGCCAAAAAGTATAATATTTGGACTGGACAGATTGACCCAAAAAGAAAAGCCGATAGTTGGTTAACTGGAGATTGGTATGCAAATGGTAAATTATACTATGGGCATCCATTATTGATTTTCTTTTTATCATCCCAAAATAGTTGGTTTAAAGATAAATGTCCAAACGGAGAACAATGGTAGCAATTACTTATAACTACTTCCTATGTTCAACGCAAAATTTTACGCATGATGTATAAACCAGACGCAGAGGGCATTCTACTCGAATTTGAAACCGAATTTGATGCAGATCGCAACGACTTGATTAAGCAAAGGGTGCAATATTTTTCGCAACAGGAAATGGCAGATTGCATAGGCGTGTCAATTAGGACAATCCAGCACTTTGAAAAGGGCCGTAGTTATTCCGGCTTAGTGCTTACAGGTTACAGGGCGTTAATGGAGTGGGCTACTGCGTGATCTCTAACACAAATCCGTTAGGCGCGACCCTCATTAATTCTTTAAAGGTATTTTTTGACGATGTGATGTCTTTAATTCCATCCCCGTCAATATCAATATGGTCTTTGCCAACAAGTACACACCCCCTTATATCTGAGTGTCCAGTTCTGGGGTTTACCGACCCCGCGTAATTACCCCAATGAATAAGAATCAACGACCTACCGTCAACGTCTTTAATGTGTAGGTGGTCAGAATATTTGGCAGAACTTCTCGGAACAACATCGTAAAATCCTTCTGGAATACAACTAACATTCCTTTCGTTGTCCATCCAAGGCAACTCTAAGGCCTTACATGTAAACTCAAGGTCGCCAGTATCTTCATCGAATACATTTAACGTTCCTTGCGTTTGCTTTTCGTAATATTCTCTGCACAGAACTGCTCGCATTTCTTCTTACATTCTTTAGGGTGTAACATACACCATTTGACTTTCTTCTTATTCAATCACTTTCTTTTAGCCCACTCGGTCAGCTTGTCTTTCAGGAACAACCAAATGTCTATGCCTGTTATTTCTGCTATATTCTCCATGTTGGACTTGAACTCAACCACCGCGATATATCCAGCGGTCAGTTGAGCAACGGGCAACCAAGGCATAAAAGACACCTCCATGACCCTACTTAGTATAACTGCCAAGGCGTAGAATATCATCTTATTAATGGTGGTTGACATCTTACGGGAATGTATTACCTCACCCCGCTTCTTTGCCGACTTTATTCCTGTTATGACATCTGCGAACAACAGAACCCCAATTCCGACCAATCCAGCCCAAATAGGGGTAAAAAAGAACACCACATAGGGTATGGCCAACTTGACCAACATTGATGGCGAGAACCCCGCTGGGATCCATGTTAAAGCTCTTTTCATTCCTTTATTATCTCAGTTCCTTCTTCCTTTGTTCCTAAAATTGTCGCTTGAAATCCACTTTTTATCTTGTCAGATCTATAGGCTTTCGCGCTGTCTAAGTCTTTAAAATCCTTTGATTTAACAAACTCTGGATCTACTCCTTTTGATGGGTCACTTACAACCCATACCTGCACCTCTATATTTGTGTAATTTACGCCCATGATCCAAACATGAATAATTCAGAATCGCTACTTTGTGAACCAGCTGCCAGATAAACATTGCCATACAGGTCGCTTGAATCAGTTACCGAATAGGTATGCACTAAAGTCCAAGATGTAGCCTGTGGACTATCAGCCTTTGAAAGCGTCCAAGTTCCTGAAACCCTCGACAGTTTATAATACTTCGCCTCCTGACCGCCTGTAGTTGTGATTGAAAGATAGCTTGTATCATCCTTTATCAAGTAGTTTGAAGTCCCCATATTGTAAGCATTCCACAGGCAGTTAGTGGATTGATGCTCATTCCTCGTGGTTGGATCGTCCTGTACGGACGTAAAAAGAAACGCCCTCGTCCCATACATGCCGGACTTAAAAACAAGCCCACCATCTCCCGAAAGCTGACCGTTTGCCAACAACACGAAGTTGTCTGTTCCGTTCCAGCGGAAATGCTCATCGTTCGTTATCAACTTACTTGCGCCAGTATACCCACCCCCTGAGTTGGCAATGTTCACTAAATTATGATATTGAAGCCCATCTACTACGGTAACGGTTGTTGTGGCATATCCAACCCCTCCCGAACCATCTTGAACTATCAATTGAACGTCCCAAACGCCATCCCAGTTAAGAATTACACCGCTTGGATTCTGACCCGTTGCATCCTTGTGTATATCCGGATAATCCTGAGAACAGAATATCCAGTTATAGGATGAATAGCTTTCGTCGCAGCCGATTGTCAACGCTTCAAGATACCCAACATCTGCACCCCCGTTTATTGTTGCAGGGATAGATGACCCTCCACATGGAGTTGCTGTGAACATGAATCCTTGAGTGTTTGGGATGTAATCAGCCAGAACAGTAGTAGACCCGTCACTATCCAGCATCTTAGCTTGTGGCAGGGTGTAACTACTCCCACTGGCTATTGTCTGCGACCAAGTGGGTGTTGAATCGTGGTTCTGAACGGTCGCATCGTCACACGTTCCGCAAAGTTGGGTTGTTAAACAGTCTTTTTGGTCGTCTGTTAATCGATTAAATACGGACGTGTCACAGAAATCGTATAGGGTAAGCCCATCTATAGAGCTTGCGGGACTTCCAATGGTCGCGGGAATCTGGCATTTATTGAAATCCCAATCATGATAAATGGTCAACTCAACAAAATACCCCGCTAAACGGTCGTCAAGTTGCTCGGTTGCTGGTGTTAAATTAGCAATTCTGGTGGTAAAGAATCCCTCTTGATCCTGTTGAACGAAATACGCTACAAAATCAAGTAGAACCATCTCCATATCAGACAGCACTTCCTGTTCGTGATATTGGTCATCCTGCCCTTCTTCTCCGAATAGGACTCGATCAAAACACCCTATCCGAAACGTTCTACCCAATCGCCCACCCTCTGTATTGGTGTCAATCGGGGTTATCCACAACAAAGGGTAAGTGCGCTCAGTCGGACTCCACTCGGCCAGACTGCCGACCCCCCTCGATGCTATCTGATCGTGTCCGTCCGCTACGTCCGTTAGAAGTTTTATTGTTTCGTTTAGAGTATACATAGTTTCTTAGCTTACGTAGATTTGAAGTGTTAGGTGTCCCCATATTTCTCACGTAAACTTGTATACCCTCTTGGATTTCCGCCAAGGAATAACGATGTGTCGTAATTGTTCCGATCTGGTTGTATGACATCAGCACCAGAACCCGCGTTCTGATAGTTGGGGTAACTGGATTCGTTCTCACACAAATAGTCTATCAACCTCTGCGTGTAGAACTCTGCCCAATCCTCATATTTAGAACTCTGTTGGTCTACGTCTCTTTTATCTGCCGCTGTAGACGCATCCCCGTCACGCCTCACCATTCCTTTATTGGTTATAGGATAGGATGTTGTATGCGCAACCTCTGCGACAATTCGCCATTTTAACGCTGGCCTAATATAATCATCCATTAGAGTCTTATTAACTCCGCCTAAAGTGCTTGCAATTACATCGTCCTTTAGCTCGTTGTAAAGCGTTGAGCCGAGTTTTGGCTGTATGTAAATATCCTGACAAAGAAGGATGACCTCAGTTAGATACTTATCGTCTATATTCTTAGACAGTATAGTGTCTTGTTTAACCTTTGCGGGGATATAAAAAAGAGCGTCTGCCATTACTTAACCTTTATGGTTACCTGTTCCCACTGATGTCTACAGTATGGTGTTGTGATGTTAGACCCCTTACGCGTCCAAAAACCACCCTTTCTTAACCACACATTACGTCCCTCTCTCATTCCTATCTGCTGAATCTCTGCCAGCGTCCAGACCCTTGATTTTGAAAGGCTAACCATTTCCCTACAGAAATCCCTCGTTGTATCTATGACCTCTGGGCCGCTTGCTTGACCACTTAACACGTATCGATAAGCCACTTTAAATGACGCTTCCAGCGGTTGAGTTTCTTCTAACGCCCTTTTGCCCCCGTCCGTAACGCTTATCACCCGCTGTTCTGCGTCTGCGATAACATCGCTGGTGATACTTATGTAATTAGACTCTTTTAGTGCCTGCACCGCCGCAACCACCCTTTCTAATGATGTGTTTAATCTTGTAGCGATTTCTTGTAGGGTCGTTGTTGGGTTTTCGCGAAGAAGGTCAAGGACGCCCATTTCAAAAGCGGTGTCAATAAACCCGTATTTTCTTAATTCATTCTCTCTGGCCTCTGCGTCCGCGTCTGATTCAAAATGAAACCCCCTTGAGTTGACCACTTCAAACTCATCCAACGAAAGCCCGCATTTTGCGAATGAATCAACGATCTTTAGTTCATCGTCTTGCGCTGACATTTCAGCCTCACGACTTACCTGTTCCTTTTCAAGCGGAGGCAGTCCCGCTTTTTCTCGGATCTCATCCGTAGTCATAACACTAACAAGCGTAGCCTCAGAGAATTGCGCAGATATTGGCTCAGTTTCTTTGATCGTCAGCACTTCGGGCAGGTCTTGAACCTTTAAAAGTCCATTGAATAACCTCAAAAGAAAATCCTGTCGGCCCTTTATATACGTGTTTTTGAACAGCTCGTAAGAGTCTACTAATTGATTTCTGGTGGCGAATATCCCGTCCTGTTTGATACCGAACAAGTTAGGGTCTGTTACCCTGTGTCCTGAGAATAGTTCTTGTTGCACTTGATTATTGAGCGTGTCAAACCGTTTATCAAAGTCGTTGCCTACCAATTGTTGAATGTCTACACCTCCGCTTTCACGTCCGTTTGCGAAATTCAATAATATAGAATTAGCGTTATCTGTTCCCGCGTGCTTATCATGTAACTTCCTTTCTATCTCCTCTTTCTGCTCGTTGTCTGGCACACCATCGTAAAATGTGACCATCGTCCCACCCATAAACCCGTTTTTAATTGAGTTCAAATGGAAGTTGGCAATTTCAACATCCATCTCAATGTAAGGAATGCACCCTATATATGACGGAATAGGGTAGCATTGTGAGGCTGGATTATACTCGCCCACATAAAGTATCTGCTTGGCAGATGGTTTGTTTGCGTCAAAATCTGGCAACCACTTAACCTCTGGCGGGTTGGTTTTTTTCCACCCTTCCTCAGAGTAGAACCATCCACCATCCTTACCCCTTCGGTATTTATTTATGTCGGCAATATAAACGGATGCGATTTTTTTAAGCGGTTTATTGTATATAACCTCTAACAGAACCCCGTTGTATATTTCGAGGTCTAAGGCTGCTCTATCTAAAAGCTCATCGAGGGTCTGGTCTTTATTCGGCTCTTTTACAAACTTCTGAGCCTTCGCCCTTAGCTCAAGATTTTCAGTTTCTTCAATATTAAACCCCCCGCCTGTTATGTAGTCAACTTTCCCATTAATGATCGCATTGTGCTTCGCGCTTCGGTTGTATAGGTCGAGGAGGTATGCGGGGTAGTTGTTCTTCCACCCTTGCGATGTTCCAAATATGACCCAATCTTTAGATCGATCCTCCTTGAACTCTGGCACCTTGTGCGCCCCCAACTTTATAACGCTTAAATTATCCTTCATAGGCTGCGGTTGTCTCAATTATGTCGTAACTCGGTATGGCCGATGATGGGGCTGTCACTGTACACATTCCATACTCTAATTCTACCAACCCTGACGGGTCTATGTTTGAACTGGATGAATTTGCATATACCACATAACGATATTCACCCTCATCTAATTCAACCTCACCATTTGTCGCTGTTGGGCTAATTGTTTCTGTAATTGAAAATTTATTATATCGCTCAGGGTGTGATGATGAATCTTGATCAACGCAGTAATGGTATACGTGTGTTGCGCTTGAAAAAAACTCAAACAAGTAGTGACTTGCCGAGCCTTTCTCAGTGAGAGTCACGACAATATCATTCGCCTGCCCTTTGACCAATCTTATCATGTTGAAGCAATAAATACCTCAAGATCTACGCTGGCCGTGTCCGCTGCTGCTGTAATGACATCCGCCTCAGACCAAGCCGACCAAGCACCCCCAGAGGCATGAATCTCTAAATCATCATTCCCAAACATAAGCGACTTGCCCGCATCCAGCTTGACATAGAATGTATCTGATGCTGAGTCCTTCATCCCAATGACTACAAAATTTGTATCGTCTAAGTTTGTGATTCTAATGTATTTGACATCCGTCCTCACAAACTGCCCCTGTCCGTTTGATGTGCCAAAACCAATAATATCGGCCGCAGAAGTCCCCGCTGTAAAGATTCGCCTATCAATCTCGTTGATATTTGATACAGATAGCGTTTGTGTTCCGCCTTGATCCACCCCGTTCAACGTGATGCTTTCGGTTATTGTTACGGTTAAGGTTGCGTTAGTTAAAGTCGTTGCCATGTCAATGCGTTGTGTACTTAAATAGCCGTAATCTATTTTTGTTCGGTTTGTTTTTAACCGATTATTGATTAGGTTTGCGTTGCTACCAACGTTTAGTGCATGAGAAAATGAAAAACATTAGAGAGAAAGTTTATAATTTCAAAACAAAGAACAAAGAGGGGTTTGTTCAAAGTGAAATTGATATCTTATTGAAAGACTATCCCAACATTAATATGGATAAGTTCAACAGCGCATTGATGGTTATTACTTGCATCGTGATCGATGGCGAGGCTGTGATATATCGCGATGATATTGAAAATGCTCTGCGATGTGGTATTGAAAATAGAAACCTTCGTAGTTGGGAGTGGGACTAATTGCGAACAACGGGTACGGCTAAAAAATAGCGCAGCGACCGTAGGTATTTTTTAGGTGTTGTTGTGTGTAGCGGTTAAAATCAAATAACAATGGAAGGATTAAAGGAATTAATTACGTACTTGACTAATCAGTTCAAGTTCTGGTTCATCATTAAAGAGTGGGATCATGGATTGCACCTTAGAAACGGTAAGATTATCCGAACGCTTGATAGCGGTTTATATTTTAGAGTTCCGTTTTTGGATGCCGTTTACTCGAAGCCGAAACGAACTCAAGACATTACTATTAGCCAAGTTAATTTCACAACGAAAGACGGCAAACAGATAACCGCATCGGTTACGGCTCACTTCAAAATAAACGACATTGAGCGTTACTATAACGGATATGCTGAACCGTTCAGCTTGATTGATGGAATAATTAAAAACGAAACGGCTAAACACTTCTTAAAGGTAGATTATAATGATTTCTGCATTGAAAAATATGAGCGCGAGATGCTCAAGTTGTTGCAGAAAATAACAGATAAGGGAATGCTGTTTGAGGACGTTAAGCTGGTTACTTTTTCAAATGCCAGAACTTACAGGCTAATTACGGATAAGTTATACTCCCAAAAAGACAGCGACCTTGATGTTGAGATATACTGAGTTACACACAACGGTTTTGCTATACTCTCGTAGTGTAGCTTGCGGAACTATGGAGTATAGCTGTTGTTGTACTCACGTTTTGCCCCGACTTCAAAAATAAATGTAAATAAATGTTTGCAGTACTCAGAAACTTTGCTTATATTTGTTTACACAAAACGATAAGATTATGAATTATAGACAAAAAACAATCAACTCAATGGCGTTCTACTTAAAACGCAAATACGAAGCAATTTTAAAAATTGATGCTATTAAGGAACTGAAAAAAATATGGGCAGAAGTTGAAATTTCTGATATGGTTAAGGCTTATAAAATTGCGTATGAAGATTAAAGAGTGGATAAAATCAAGGTCGGCATTAAATCATCGAGAATTATGTAAACTCATTGACTGGTCGCCTTCATCATTTCATCAATGGCTAAATGATAAACGACCTATTCCTGAAGAAAAAGCAAAGTTACTCACTGATGTTCTTTCAGAGTACGGCTTTAAGGGGCAATATTGAGTACAACGGCTACGGCTAAACAACGTTTGGATTATTAACACTAAAACTTAAAAATATGTATGACTTATCGAATTATGTAAAACCTTTCAAAGATAGCGAAGTGCCAAATGTTGGTTTAGCCAATGTTAGCAGCCGTTCTTTAATTGATAAACATCAAATGTGTATAGAAATTCTTGAAGGTATAATGCATTTTGAACAGCGAAAAAAACACAAAATAGAAAGCATTGAAGGTTTTGCGGGAACGTTTCCTGAGTTAAGAAGAAAATACGTAAACGACATCGACACAATAAATAGATGTATAAAAAGGCTTGAGCATAGGTATAAGCGTGTCTTGAATGGCTGCTAACGGGTACGGCTATGCAAAGCAGCACTTGCACGACCTTTCAAATTAGCACCGACCTATCCGCTGTTTTGTATAGGTGATGTTGTGTAACGTAATTGTGATGAGGTTTCAAAAAAAAATAAATCGAAAATAAAATGATTGATAATATCAGATATTGGTACGCTTACCGAACAAATAGAACTCCAGACGATTTTGACGAACACGATAATCACATCTGCAACGTGATTTCTGAGTGGACAAAAGAAAATAAACTGAAAATAAATATAGAGGATTGGTCTGAGTGTGAGTGTAAGACGTGTGGTCATAAGTGGAACGCAGCAGATACCGAACACTTCAATATTTCATTCTGCAATTCATGTCACGGAACCAATATTGGCGGCAAATACTACGAGCAAGAAGATAAATGGAGTGATATTTATGATGCGTTTCATACCGCAATTGAGGAAAGCGCATTGCAAGTAACCACAAAATACCATGACTTAGAACAAGAGACACACAATTTAGCCGATGAGTGCAAGCGGATACATGAAGTAATGTTGCAGCGTAATGAACTGACAAAGGCTGCATTACTCCTACTTGAACTTTACGACAACCCACCTAAGACAACTCCTGAAAAGTCTTGGTCTGCGCAAATTACCAATGCTTACGAAGCGTTAAGAAAATCAATTGTACGATGACATACATTCCAGAATTAAAAGGCAAGGATGCCGAGGACTTTATCCGAAAAGCCAATGAAGCTAAAAAAGGTTCGATTGCTTGGTCGAAGCAAATGGAAGATTGCAAAAAGATACTTGCAAAACGCGACAAAACTGGCTGATTATGTTACACAACGGTTAGTATAAGATTAGTGCGCTAACCACAACGCTCAAATAATAGCACTAATGTAACATAGCGCATTAATTTTATACATTGTTATGCGCTTTTAATTAACTTAATTATGGACTATAAATTAATTGACAACATTGAATTAGATGGAATAGACACTAAAGACTATCCTGATTTTTGTGACGCATTTATAGCAAGTGCAGACTATGATGGCAAACCAATGACTGACGAGCAATTAGATGAATTAAATGAGGATAGCGACTTTGTTTATGAATGTGTACAAAATCATTTGTTTTAATTGCGCATAACATTGAGCATAAGGTGAGTAGCGCACTTGAAAAGCTACACTCTCAAATTAGTAACAACTTAAATTTAGAAATATGAAACTTAGATTAAACAACAAATTGCGCTATTCACTTTATGCAGCGTTGGCGTGCGTTTTTCTTTCGTCTTGTGAAAAACTTCATCAGTCGGAATTAAAACAGGAAAATGGAACTGTAATAGCAAAGCAGTATCAGGGGGAAATTAATGATGTGGCTACTGGTGTAGGAATGTCAACTAGTGGAAATATGGTATTTACAACTCATTCAATACATTCATCCGCTAAATACAATGTGGTGTTTAAATGCGAACACGGTGTAATTTTCACAATAAACAGAGCAGAACTTTATGCAAAAGTCAATGAGGGCGATGAAGTTTTTATTAATTATTATGAAATGCTAAATGAGAAAGGCGAAGTTAAAGACTTGGATTTCGTTGACGCAAATGCACGCTAACGGTTGGCTATGTTGCGTAACCGGCTAATTAAGACAAATGTTTAATTGAAATACAAAATTATATGACACCAAAAAACTCAATAAAAGAAATAACTAAGGTTATGCAATATGAGCCGTTGTTATGTACTGTAATTAGCAAAAAGCAGATAACCACAAAGTTAAAAAAGTGCGTGGGGCGATATTTTAACTATGCTTTAGTAAATAATGACGAAATAAAATACATAGGATATACGGGTAATTTATACCATAGAATGCTGCAACATAAACCAAAACAATTTAATAAGGTGCTTATAATGGAATTTGATAATAAAGAGATAGCGAGGGCAAATGAGAAATTTATGATAAAGGCACTACTGCCAGAATCTAATTATCAGTTTTGCTAATTATTGTACATAACGTTTCGTATATGGCAAGTTGGGGGATAGAACGCACGAACCTATCAGCTTGCAGGAATTAAATAAAGAGTGCGAATGTAGCAACTTGTAAACAACCCCCAATTTGCTATATACATTGTTAGGGGCTGGCATTTATTAAATCTAAAAACATGAATTTAAGCGAATTATTGCACAAAAGAGTTTTAGTAGCCGAAAAAGAACGTGGTTACAATTCAAAACAAACAGTTGAAGAAATTAAAATTCTCGAAGTTTCTCCAAGTGGTAACTGGGTTAAAATCCAAAACATGAATGGAAATAAATTTTGGAAACATTCATCTGATATTGTTCCGATGGAGCTATTGGCGAGCTTAGAAACTAAACCAAGTAACTAAGTTTGAACGGGGCAGGTTCTTATGCTTGCCCCTAACTACTTCCTATGTTCAACGCAAAATTTTACGCATATAGCGTATCCCGCACACTCAGCAGAATGCACGCAATTCAAACACGCCTTTTCTGAAAATCAATAAAACTGCAATACGCAAAATTTTACGCACAAAAAAAAGGCCAGCAATCAGGCTGACCTTCTTAATCGTGTTACTTCTATCAGTTGGTTATTGTGCCGAGTAGCGTATCTACCGAACCAGATGACGGGTTTATCTTCATTACTGGCAGCGGCTCCATTCCCTCGAAAGCCAGCTCGTAACCATTACGGTCTGTGGCAGCTGTGCCAGTACCTCCGGTTGATGGAGCCATATCGATGCCGTTAGCGTTACCCATTACCCAAAAGTCCCCATCGCCACTCGAATCGTCTGGTTGCGCTGTCTCAACGATAGCCACCAATCGATTTTTAGCAAGCAACAGCACCTCGTTTCTTTTCGCTGTGTCGAGCTTATTCAGCACCATTGCCAAAGATGGCTTATAGTGTGTTCCACCCGTTGCTTGGTCGGTCTGCGGGTCATCGTTAAAAGACGATGTTTCGCGTCTCAATTCGTACTTGTAGAAAACGGCTGAGGCCGACCCTATGGCCGTTACCTCACCGCTTGCTATTGTTGCACTTAAAGAGTCCCAATCAGACTTAGTAGCGAACCGAACCGACTTGATACCGCCAATAGAGTCCTTACAGTCTAAGGTAAATCCTGTTGTTAATGTACAAGCCATGTTCTGATATTAAAGTATGATGTGCGCTACTTGTGATGGGAATGCTACTTGAGTTGCACACTTGAACTCCATAGCCATTTTGACTTTTCGGTCATCTTGCGAATACCAGATCTCAAGGTTTTCAAAATCGCCCTCGCCATCTACACCAATGAAGAAGTTAGACTCCCTTCCTCCGTAAACATCTGACGTACCTGTTAGCCCGTGTACTGGAATTATTCTCAATCCGTTCGCTGGGTAAACCAACCCCTCTGAAAGGTCTGGATTAACATCTCCGTTAGGGCCGTTATTAATTGGGCCGAATGTTGATCCTCCAGCGGTAAGCGCGTTAACAATCGCTGCGTATGTGTCGTAGCCGACAAATACACTTGAATCATCATAACCGCTTAATCCGTTCTGCGCCAATGCCGAGTACATACGGTAAGCGATCTCATGCGCGCTTGAGGCGTCTGTTACGGATGTTAGGGCCGAACCGTCATAAATTCCAGAGGTTGCGTTAGCGTCAATTCCTCCACCGTTTACGGCTGCAATAAATCCATTGAAGAACTGGTTGTTGCCTGTTCCGCTGGAAGTATTGCCTTGCCATAGGGCAATCTCCAATTCGCGGGAAACCAACGCCATGTAATCATCAAGGATAACTCTAAACACGTCCTCTGGATCAACAGACTCCTTATGAGACCCCGCCTTCATAACCTTTGAGAAGTACTTGCTTTCAAGGTCTTTCGGACACCACTCTACATTCAACTTCATCGCTCCGGGGACAAGGCTTCTCTGTGAGAATGTCGAATCTCCTGACGCGTTAAAACCGCAAGAATCTGATTGGAAAAATACTGTGTTTGTAACCAAAGGAAGTTTATGTGTTCCTTTTACATTGGGGATGATCTCCGCATGCTTCATGGTTCTCGCACCAAGAACCGTAGCGGTCATCAGTTCTACGCTGTTCTCCTCAACGTAGGTGGTTAGTGCTGATACATCAAATGCCATTACTTATCTTTTTTGATAGTTAAAAATCTTTCTACTAAATGGTTCTTCTTACCCTCCTTCTTAAAGGGATTCTTTGAAACCTTTGTTTCCGGCTCACTTGCCTCCGACTCAATTACCGCCTCTATAGCCTCAACGGTATCTTTCGTTACTTGCGTGAACTTATCATCGATCGCTTTGATCTTTGCTTCAACATCCTCTGTTGTTGTGAATTTCAATCCTTCGATTTTTGCATCAAGGTCGGCCTTGTGCGACTCCACTAACTCAGTAACCTTTGCCAATAACCTATCTTCTAAGGTTGGCTCAACACTTTCCTGAACCTCCTCAGACATCTCTTCTGGCTCACCCAATACTTCAACGTTGGATATAACACCAGCCTCAATAGCGATAACGGAACCATCCTCAAGCTCATAAGAACCATCTGGCGCAGGGGCCTCTTCTCCGTCCTCAGTTATTACCATTACTTGCGCACCAACCTCAATATCGGGTTCCACTTTAAGAATGTCGCCTGTAGCGGTCTTAGCGTCCACAAAGTCCTTCTCTGTTGCTTCTTCTTCAAAAACAACTTTCTTGATTTCAGCCAGCTTGGCCTCGATTTTTTCGCGTAAATTCATGAATAGACTATTTGAACCTAAATAGCCTTAATTCTTACGCGTTCCGTTTATGCGCGTAAACAGTTGATAGTCAGTCAGTTTCGTTGATAACCCTAATAATGGTATCAACAAGCTCTTGCTCTATTGAACGCTCAGACAACTCTGCGAACATTCCCTCAACAGAGAAGCCCTTAAACGTGCCGTCTTTCACCTTTGCCCACACGTCATTATTATCCACTTTAAATGACCCGAACCACGACCCGTTAGGTAGGTCGCTGAATCCTTCGGGCGTCCTCTTTCGCTCGTCAATAATGAAGCTCTCGAACATATAGACCCCATCCACGTCTGTTTCGTGCATTAGATTGACCGCGCTTACCCGTTGTTCTTTGAAAAATTTGAGAACGATCTTGCGTATGGTATCTGCGTCAAATTGCACATAATACTCTCCAAACTTTTCATCGTATCGGTAAATAGGTAGGCCAGCAACCATCAGCGGCCCACTGACCACCCTTTTCTCTTCGTCTGCGGTAAATTTTTGAGGAGACTTTTTAAATGCCATCCATTGACGCTCAATCGCGGGGTCGTCAACGAAGGACACCTTTTCTACTCTCGTTTCGTCAGCCTCATCTATCGTTAACTTTATTATAGGTAGTTCCATTATCCGAATGTTGCTTGGTTCTGTATCTGATTGATGTCGTTCTGTGTTGTTGTCATTTCCGTTTCAACCACAAACGCCTGAATAGGGCCTAAGTTGGCAATGTTAACCTGTTCGTCACCCAATAGTGTTGACGATGTTGTGACCTGCTGTGTCTGTGGTGCGCTTGCGCTTGGCGTGCTATATGTTGGAATCTGTGCCGAAGGGCCGGGGACGTTAGCCCCATTCAGTATCGTTGTGGCTTGTGCGATTGCTCCCAACACTGCTGCCACACCCGTGCCGATCGCAACAAGATTGCCCGGATATGGCACGCTTTGGGCTTGCGCGATTGCGCCCGAAACTGCCACCGCTGTATCTATCGCCACCTGTGCAAT